TGCGAACATTGCGCTGATCTTGCTGTTTGCCATAGCTGACTTCTCCTGACTGAAAGGTCTACCAGCGTTACGCGCTGGCGTTGGTGTTGTAGTTGCGAACGAACTCTGCCCAGCCGCCGGTTTCGGGAAGCTCAAACTCGGACGGCATCTTGACGCGGTGCTTCGTGATGCCAGCGAGGGGTTCAGAGTCTACCGAGAAGATGTGACGCTTGCGCTTCTCGGTGATGAGCTTTGGCTTGAGGACAACGGTCTTGCCATCCTTCACGATCGGAGGCTGCGCGACTTCACGTTGCTCCGTGACCCACTCGGAGGAGATGGCAGCAACCATCTCGAACAAGGGGTAGAGCCTCTTATAGAAACCGTCGGTGATCGTGAGCTCTGGCTTGAAGGCGTACTTGTCGTCGCCCAGTGGGATCTTGGCGTTGACCACGTGGCACACAATGTACACACCGTAACCGTAGCGACGGAGGGTGAGGCACGAGTCAATGACCATGTCGTAGAGTTGGTCCCATGAGCGACGGCCGTCCATCTCACGCCAGTCCTTCTTGTCGTTCGAGCGGGTGATCCAGTCCTTGAGGAGCGGGATCCATGTGCCGAGCGAATCGAAGAACACGGTGGCCGGACGTGGTTGGTTGTTCTTGGCGAGACTGCAGAGCAGATCGATCTTGGCTTGCACTGCTTCCCACGTCATTACGAGTGGCTCGTTGGTGACGTCAATCGGTTGGCCTTGCGGGTTGATGCCTGGCCAGATCGTGGCCTGCGGATCACCGAGCGAGGAGGTGCAGTCCATGTTGCACACCCATGAGTCCGGGTGCGAGTGGATGAACTGGGACTTGCCTTCGCCGGGCAGACCACAGATGAGACCGAAGAGCCTCTCCGGTGGGTGAATCATCTTGACCCCGGTAAAGCCGAGGCCGGCATATCGCTGCTGTGGCAGCTTGCCTGCGTGTGTCGTGACTGTCATTTTTTACTCCTCGAAACCCGGCATCCTCACGTTGGCGAACATGCCTGTGGGTGCCGGAAAGTTGAACATCTGCTGGGTGTGCTGAGTGCGGAACTCAACCGGTCGCTCGGGCACTTGTTCCAGTGGGGGTTGACCCACACGTAACGTCCGCACGATCGGGCGATTGAACTCGATCTTCTTTGTCATGCGGTAGTCGAGAGCCTTGAGCCACTCGGTGACCTTGGCCTTCGAGACACGGCATGAGTGGGCGGTGTTGAACTTCTTCACGAGGTCCGCGATGGAGTCAACGCCATCCTCAAGGATCAAGTCGATGCGTGGCTTGATGACGAGGCGGATGTACTCGTCCTCGAACATCACATGCGGAGATCGGGCGCTAGGCTTTCGATCGTCCCGGAGAACTCGTGTGCTTCGGGATTTGCGTCCACCTCGCCGGCGTCCCTGTGTGCCACTAGGAAGTGCTGCGCCTGTACCAGGCTGGGCCACTCCTTCGGTTCCGTCAGATAGAACGGGCTGTACAGGGCCAGCTTCGAGCCCATCCGCAGATGATCGATGTTCTTTAGGAAGTTGCATGGGTTTGCTTCTCGTGTTGCCAAGCTGTAAATCATGGCAACACGGTCACTATAGGAAGCCCTCCAGTCCTTGTCAAGCATAGTGGAGGCGTGAGTGTAAGAAATGTTGATTGGTGGATCGTTTGTGAAATCGGGTGCGCGATCAAGGTACTCACCTTCACCTTTGTACCAACGGTTACACCGCTTGATGTAGTTGTCAAGGGAGGGCTCGCCCTGGTACACGCGCTCGGGCTTCTTGCCTGTGACCTCGTGCAGTACGTGCAGGCATTCTTCGAGGGTGCCACAGCAGGGTTCGGGGGCCGGCTGGTTCTTGGTCCACTTGATCACGTACTCGCCGTCCGCTTGGAGGTGCACCGGCGAGCGCATGATGCGGCCGGAGATGCCGGTGCGCTTGCCTTCGGATTCCCAGTGGGAGTCACGGTCGGACTGGCCGAACTGGATCGAGGGCTTGAGGATGGCGACGTGCATCATGCCACCGATGGTCACGTCCTCGGGCAGGTTGTACTGCTTCTGGAGTAGGCCGCGCTCGAAGAACCATTCGAGACCATGCAGGTAGTGCTGAGTCTGGAACTCCTCCTTCACGGTGGCCAACCTAATCAGTGGGGGTGACGCGGTCGTCTTCGCGTCCACGATCCAAAGCTTGTTGGTCTTCCGGTTGAGAAGGAGTAGGTCGAACTGCACGACTTGATGGGTGCGTGGGAAGCGCGGGTCTTGCCACGTGAGTCGGACTTCAGCACCGAGCTTGATGTAGTTGTCGGAGAGCAGGTCGAGTGCGCTGTCGTTGTTCAGGCAGGGCAGGGTCTCGAAGGCGTTGTACCAAGCGGAGGCGAAGGCTTGGTCGATGCGCTCGTTTTGGACGGCGTCGGAGCGGGCCGTGTCGGAGATCCGGAGATCACGGCAGATCTTGTTGAGCTCGTCGATGCGGGAAGAGCATTGACGTTTGAAGATGGGCCAGCGATCGTCGCGGTCGTAGAGAGCGAAGAGGGTGTGGAAGTACGAACCTCGGGAGAGAGCTTCGGAGTACGAGAGCGCGGGGATCAGGCCGAGCCGGCGACGGATGTAGTAACCGAAGGGGTCGGACAGTGCGGAGCTGTAGTCGGATGAGCGGATCGCAGGGATCCTGCTGACGAGACCTTCAGACTCAAGGTAGATCCGGGCACTCCGGCTGTGGTCCGTCGGCAGGGGGATTGGCTTTGTCTCGGGTGGCATTCTTTTTACCTTTGATTGGGAACTTCGCCCTGATACGAACGAGCCTGTTGTTCACGGATTGGGGCGACTTCAATCCGATGACGTCTGCGATTTGGTTCATTGTGTAGCCGTCACATCGGAGCCGAACAATGAGCCATTCTTCTTCGGTGAGTTCAGGGAACTCGATGATCACTTCTTGGGAGATGATGGAATAGTATTCACTGAGTGGTGAATCTGTCAAGGGGATCTTCGGTGCGACACCGGTTTCGGTGAATCGAAACCCTTGGTTCTTCCAGTAGGCGTAGTGGACAGCACCCCATAGGAATGCTTTCAGGAATGTGACGACCGAGGATTTGGCGGGGTCGTAGGTGGTGGAGAGGAGCCGGTGCGTTTGGAGGTAGGCTTCGGAGAGAAGTTCCTCGTGACACCAGCGGCGGAAGCGCCGATTCTTGTGGGCATCACGGCACCACCAGATCAGGAAGCCGAGGTGGTCGGCAGGGTTACGGCTAAAGCGAGGGTCCACACGTTACTCCCCCGCTCGCTTTGCGCCTCGTGCCCTGGTGTACCCTTGTTCCTCTTCAAACTTCGCGATGGCGGAGGGGTGAACTCGACGATCTTTAGAACCTGGAAGACGGATCCCGATCAAGAGACCTCGGTCTATCCATTGACAAACTGTTTTAGCTGAGACTCCGAAGTGTTGTCCGACTTGGCCGGTGGTCCACCAATGAACGCCCATTTCTCCGGGCTTCGTAACATCGAGGCGGAGTTTGTTACGAGCACTACTCATGGCCAGGGAGTGGGTCAGGCTCGGAGACGTAGGAGGGAGGCACGAGGTACCACCCTTCAGGGATTTGGACGGGGTTGTTGCTCAGCTGCCATTCGCCGTCGACACGCACATACACGGGCACCGCAGTCTTGGGGCCTACCCGCATCGGGCTCCCCTCGTTTACGAGCACCGTCCTTGAGCAGCCACTGATCCAGACGACCACCAGCGCGGCGCAAAGTGTCACGATCACTATCCACGTCCACGGCAATATGACCTCGCTCCAAACGCTTGGATACGTAGCCGATAAGCGCGAGCGTGATTTGGACGAGAATGCGATCAAACATTTCACCCCCGGATGCCCTCTTGCTGAGAGCTGACCTTTGCGTCACGAGCGAAGATCAAACCGACGCCGGCAATGACGGCAGCGACGACAGCTCCCCAATCAGGGATGGTCATTGGATCATTGTCCGTGAGGGCGGTGACAGCGGAGCCGATGGCTACAAGGATTGCGCCGACACCAGCAGCAGAGGTACGCCAAGAAGCTTTCATCATTTGATCCTTTCGAGTCGGTCAAGTCGGACAGCCAAATCACGAAGACGCTCTTCGGTCTGCTGGTCCTTTATGGTAAGACCGATCTGGGCTTTCGCAAGATCGGACACGATGCTGCTCAACTCTTTGACCTGCTCACTTGTGGTTGCGAGCTGTTGGTCTTTGCGCCCCATGTTCATAAGCACAGTGCCGATGCCGATGCAGATGGCAACGAACTGTGCCCATGATGCGATCAGTTGAGCATTGCGCTTGGTGTCGTCGGTCATCCCAAGATTTCCTGCTTACGCTGTGCGGTAATCAAGTTCTTTGAAACGAGGTAATCCATACCGGAGACAGTGGTCGGATCGTTGTTGATGATCTCTTGGGCAGCAGTGGCGAGCGTCAAGAATCGCCAAGTCACCGGATCAGTGACGGCATCTTGCTTGATCCCCGTGAGCTCAGCCTCGGTGAACCGCAGCAGGAACTGGTACGCAGTCCACACAATCGCTTGCGGGGGAGCAATGAATCGCGGGGTGCTGTTTGCGGAGTACGTCCATAACGGGCCACACTCTTCATCCTCCCCCAAAGAAATCAAACATGGTCGAGGGTCAAGAGGTGTTTCCGAAAACGTAACTGCGGTCACAGTATTCGTTTGTAGATTGACGTATGCGTATCGGTTCATCGAGTCACCTCGCTATACAAAGTGAAGTTGTCCACCAACAGGTGCGCGTTTCTTGACCCAGCTGTTCTCTTCTGGCCAATAAAGGGAATAAGGTGAGAAAGGACTCCCCGAAGTTCCATGGCTTGGCTGCTTTCAATGGTGCTTGCCAAAGTATTTGCGACTGTGGTCCCATTGATCTTTGCCACAATAGACAGGTCTGGCGGAGAACCTTCAACCCGTGTGAACTCAAGATCAAATCGAGTCCAAGCATTGGACACAGGAACATTGGTGTTAAACGAGTAAACCTGAAATGCGGCAGTGTTCGGGTTAAGACCTCGGTACGAAATGTGCCAGTTACCACTTTGGCTCCTAAAGTAAAGACCTGTATCCCCCGAACCATTGCCATCATCGAAATCCATAAAGTTGGGTCCCCAAGTGTTTACGCCAAACGCATATACAGCACTTGATGCGGCTGGCAGAGGCAGGGGATAAATGTATGCCGTCATCCGTGTAAACAAAAGAGCACTGCTGAGGGGCGAGAATGTTGTGTAGTCTGGCCCACTTTCCCCACCCCCAATAGTTGCAACGTCATTGACTGCATTAGTTCGCAGTGCTAGTACACCCACCCTGTGTGCGCTAGGTGGTAGTGATGAGAGCGTCGTGGCCCAAGGAACGACTGCGCCCTGTCCGACAGTGACCTTCGACCAGTCACCGAGGCCGAAGCCTTCAGTGGTTGCAATGGCAACTGCGAAGTTTGGAGCCGAGCTTCCACCACCAACCTCGACGCCACCAGCAGTTGTGCCGTCACCGACATAAAGCTTCTTGGTGTCGGTCGTGAAGATCGGTTCACCCGCCACAGGGGTAATGGATGTGCGGTCAGCGGATGCGCCACGTCGGAATTGAAGGCTCATTAGTTCTCCTCTACAGTTACGACTGCACCACTGAAGACTCCGAAGTCGTTAGACCCAGAAGGTGAAGCGAAGGTGCCGTAGTCCAAGTTGGTTGCGGCAGGGGACGCGAAAGTTCCGAAGTCAAAGTTAGTGATCTCTTCAGGGACGGACGCTTCTGCAACGAGAAGCCGAACAGGTACCTTGGACCTGCTGCTCCGTACCCCCCGTGATCGACGGCTTGATCCCCGTCTCATCCGAGGAACACTCCCATCAGGAACCAGTGCAGGCGAAACTTGTCCCCATTTGAAGGGACAATCCAGTTAATGGATGCAGGCGCCATGGCCGGCACTGCAACGATCTCTTCAGTACCCATGGTCTGAAACTCCAGACCTTGCCCGACAACGACAGGACCTGTGATAATTCGAGAGTTGGTTGTCGCGTACATCGTGCCAGCTGATTTAGAAATGGTGCTATCACTGGGGAGATAGTAGGCTGAGCCAATCTTTCCGCTGGTGCCCACAGTTGATCGAGCAATGTGCGAAGGATGAGTTTCGGAATTGCCGTTCGTGGGGTGAGAAGTTGTGAAGTTTGCGCTGTAAGGTGGAAGCACGTTCCAGATGCCGTTGGTCCTTGTGCTCGGCAAGCTGGACACAGCAAGTGGTGCAGTGCTTTCCACCGGGTCTGCAATAAGGAGCCTATTCACCAAGTCATCCGGGAACCTAGAACCCGTATCTACCAACGTGTTTGATGTGGTGTGTCCACGGGTTTCGGGAAACAAACCAAACGGTAGGACCGCCGCATTGATTGCAGTCTCTGCCGTAAGTCTAAGAGAGGCTGCAGCTCGGGCTTCGATGCTGTAGATCGGGAAGATGTAGATCCGGTCGTATGCGTTGGGCACCTTCACTGGATAGATCCAGTCGTGGTTTCGGATCACCCACGGCAATGCCCGATCTCCATTCACCAACGGTGTGCCTGTAGCATCAACCCATCCTTGGGTAAGTTGGGTAGTCGCCGTAGTAGTAGTCGGGGTTATAGTCCCAGTATTGGTTCCGTCAGATGTAAAGATATTTGTGCGGGTGTGCGCGAGGACGAAGGGACGGGACGCGAGGGTGGCCGAGGAGCCGAAGCCGTAGTTCGCAGGCTCAACTGTTCGGAACGTCTGAAGTGGGTTGTTCGGCATGAGTGATAGCTCCGTTGATCAGGAGTCTTGCGATTTCTTCCCCCACTGATCGACGTTGTTCGGGGGTAGCAGCGGGAAGGTAAAGGATCTGGATCCGACGTTCAATACAGATGCGGTGAAGGGCATCGACCACCAGCCACGGATCCACATCGAGCTGGCTTCTGGCCGTCCTGACCAGGTGGCCGATCGTCCCTTCGAGAATGAGTATCGGATGGGAACATTCAGATCGCAGCCGATCACAGGCTTTGACAAACCGTTCCCTTCCAGTGGGGGTTAACAAGTTCGCGAAGAGCTCCGGCAGATGCTTCTTGCGCTCGATCAAAACCTTGGACTCGAACCCTTCTAGGGCGTAGTCCCCTGTCTGTAAGCGTTTCTTCACGACCGTAAGTGAAACGGTGCAGGAGCGCCGGTCGCAGGGGACATGGGCGTCGTCGAGCATGACCATGTTGGCCGGGAACAGGAGAGGGGTTTTCTCTCGGTCGTCCTGGATGATGGTCCAGCTGCGCTTCAAAGGACAGCCTTGGTCTCACGGTCTACACGGGACAGGATCGTTTTGATTTGGCACTCGGCGATACGGAACGAGGCGGAGATCTCGGGGATCGTGAGGACACGAGAGGCCCGAACGATTTGCTTCTCGATCCGCCCGCCCGGCTTCACGACCGGATTGGTGGGGGCACCGTGACGACGGGCCAGATCGAAGACACGCTTGCGGGAGAGGCCAACCTCGACGGCGACCTCGGCTGCGTTGTGTCCACGGTTCAGAAGGGCGATGACTTTGCGGTGATTGGATTGCATGGCTCAGGTGTAGATGGTGCGTTCGTAGCGGATCGGAATAGATCGACCCAACTTGGCGCACAGTTTAGCCCAATACCCCTCTGTTGTCACGTAGGAGAAGGCGTCACGGAACAAGGTGTCGAGCCGGTCAACGGCTGCGTCGGAGCGGCAGTCGAAGTAGATGGCGTCGTACACATTGAGGAACATCAGAATGTCGGGAGCTGACGCATTCAGTGGGGGTAACGATTGATGTAGCCGATGCTGGATCCGCAACAGCACGTTACCGGCAGTGCATTGGATCGGCATGTTCACAATCTCGGATACATCGTAAGCGTCACCGCCCATGAAGCGTCGGGATTGTCCGATGAATGGGAGCTCGACGTAACCACGGGCCCTTGTTTCACGGATCAAGTTCTCTTGCCATGCCCACAGGCCGGGGCGTGAGGCGGAGCGGGTCTTCACGATGTTCTCGCAGATCGACATCGGGACCACGACGCCGGTCATCTTGAACACTTGGGTCTGCAGGGTGGGTGCGCCGGCACGGAAGAGGTCACCGAAGTTCGCACCCTTGGCAGCTTGGCGGTACACCTTCTTGAAGTCGGGGTGCTCTACGATTTGGGGTCCGAACACTTGGGTTGCTCGGCTGGTGTGGAGATCCAGTGGGGGTTCCGCACAGAAGGCAGAGCACAAAGCTTCGTCACCGGAGAGCAGACCAGCCACGACCATTTCGATTTGGGACAGGTCGTACCCGACGATGTGACCGTGGGGCCAGCGGCTGCGGTAGTACCGTTTGATTTCGTCGGGGTCGGTCTGGTGGCGGAAGTTCTTGCAGGTGATGCGCCCCTGCAGGGTACCGCCTTCGCCACCGGCTCCGTCCTTCGAGGCAGTGGGTGTGACGAACCACGTGGGATAGGAAACCCCCACTGATTTGGAGGGTCGGGTCACGAGGGTGGAGGACTTGTTGGTGGGGTCCATCCGCTGATGGCGTAGCAGCGGGAACAGGTAGGAGGAGAGGAGTTTCTGGAGGGAGGAGTAGGTACCGAGGAGTTCGAGTGGCTCTCGGTATTCAGTGGGGGTTCCAAAGGAGAGGAAGAGCTGTCGGTTGACGTCGTTGACGGCGATCTCACGACGGGTCTCGGTGAGTTGGAAGAGGGGGTGCGATCGGATCGAGGGGTCTTTGTGTTGTTCGATCCACGTGCAGGTGGCCTGCATCAGGGCGAGCTTGGAGGCAGCGGATCCCTTGCCGGTGAGGATGAGGCCGAGGGTTTGGGCAGACTCCTCAAGCTGCCGCATGCGGGACAGTACGTCCTGTTCGTGGCGTAGTAGGCCAGCCCGATCCATGGGCACCCCTGCTTCTGACATGCGTACCACTGTCCATATGGTGTCGCTGTAGTGGTTGATGCACTCGGGGCTGAGCTTGTCGGTGGAGGGGTAGTCGGATCGGATTCGGCGAGCGAGTTCAGCGCAGGCGAGCAGGGTGTTGTGGGTGTCGGCTGCGTTGTATCGGTGGAGCTCGGGATCTCGGGCGTCGTGGTATCGCTTGTCACGGTCGAGTTGCTCCTTTGGGTAGGCATGGGTTCCGAGGATTGGGCCGAGAGCTTTGAGTGATCGTTCGGGTCGGAGCTCGGAGTGCAGGTAGTTCAGGACCGAGAGGTCGATCAGGATTTGGTGGGACAGGTGGAAGCGGAGGTCGGGTTGGGAGCGGAGGTAGAGGAGGTCGAACTGCAGGTTCATTCCGAGGATGGTGTGGGCGTGGGCCAACCAGCGGGCGAGATGCTTCCGGTGTACGGGATTGTGGAGTTGAAAGACAAAGGTGGGACCGGGACGGAGGTCGGCCAGGTGACCATCACGATCGGCAACGGTGACGGAAACGGTTTGAACCAAGTCGCGGACGGGGCACTGGTCCACGGACACGGAGCGGGCGGGGTGGAAGACGGACTGGGAAGGGAGGAGTCGGCCGGCTGTGGTGAATCGGGTGATGCCATAGGTCTCGATGTCCAAGCTAATGGTACGGGGATCGGGGCGGTTGGATGTCCGGATCAGTGGGGGTTGGCGCGCAACCACGGACGGTGGAGATGAGGAGTTCAATGTGGTCCTCGACGGTGTGGATCAGGGAGTTGTTGCGGAGGACAGCGGCTGGGTGCAGCGTGGTGAAGACGGCGACGGTGCGGCCCGCGATTTGGTGGGGCTTGCCGTTGCGGGAGATGGCGTCCTTATGCGAACAACGGGTCTGAAGGTGGAGACGATGGAACTGGGAAGCAGCGTCGGACCCAAGCAATAGCACATGGATTTGGGGTGACGGGTGTGCGGCGAGGATGGTGCGGAAGTCGGTGTCATGGTGCGGGAAGCAGCACTTGTAGTCTTTGGATTTGGCGTCGGGCTCGGGGCCACAGCGGGCGAGGTA